GGCGCAAAAAAACACTGGCGCAAAAAATATAAAGAAGTACTTGAAGGCAGGCACTGGCCTGGTAAGAAAAAATAACAGGACGTGCCATTATAAGATCCCCGCTATAGTATATACTGTAGCGGGGATTTGTTTTTCGTGACAAAGAAACGCTTGTAAAACACCCCGGCAAATACGATTATTGTAGTGAAGTATGCGCGGAGTAAACACACTTTTTACAGATATTTTCGACCAATCAAAAGAGTCCACACCTAAGTCCGGCAAAGGCCGCAACAGCCGTTTGCACGAAGCCCGCAATGAAGCCCTCGTAAGCCGCTACTTCTACTATGGCAACTTCTTCGATCGTAAACTCAGTTACGAATTCATAATTAATAAAGTAGCTTCAGAATTCTACCTCAGCCCTGTTACAGTTCCCGAGATCATCGAAGCGAATTATAATTTGCTGGTCAAACTAAAGAAAGACCAGCCCGCTATAAAATACTTCAAAGAAAAATGGCCGCACCTGGTGTGGTAACCTCCACCTAGTCTTCATAATCAATATCAAGGTCTGGCGTTTCAATTGTATAAACAGGTGTTGCGCTGGCATCTTCAAAGGCCGTTGTAAACAATATTGTTCTCACCCTTATTGCATCTTCTCTAACTTCCGTTGTTACCTGTAGCCGCATCACCGGTTCCCCAATGGCATTTCCTTCTTCGTCTGCAGGCTGCCAGCCCTGCAGCGCTTTATACAATTTAGCCTCTGTTTCATAGCAAGCCAATGCCTGGCCGCTTACAGTGTCAGGAGCGGTAACAGGAGAGAACGCAAGGCGTAATTGAATGCTCACATCTCCCCATTGTACAAGCTCGCTTTCGTTGCCAAAATCGGAAGGCGTAAAATCAATAAATACACAGGGCCAGGAAGTAATGGGCGCTGTATCATTTGCAGCAAGCTGATTCCAGTCCTGTTCAATCAATAGGATCTCAGGAACATATTGTTGTATGCGTGCTTTTAATGCCAGCAAAAGCAAAGAGTAATACGATTGATACATAATTGACGTGCTTATTATAACTCAAAATTCGCCTATTTATGGGGCAGTTTAAAAACGCAAAAAGTATGATACCGCAGTTACTGCGGTAGGTAACCGAAAACAATGCAATGCCATAGATCCCTCATTTTGAAAGCCCTTTGATTCGTTGCAGTTTTGTGTTGTCAACGGCACGGAACCATCTCAAAATGTACCATCAGTTACGCAACAGTGAAAACAAATAGCCGGTCAGCCCCGTAAGGCTGCTCCCGGTTGTTTTGAAAAGGAAAATATGCAGACAAATGAAATGATCGTAAATGGGCTTACCGGCATAACAACAGCAACCATAACATGGTATGCCGCCAGAAGAAAGAACAAAGCAGAGACCTACGTTAGCGAATTGGATGCAGTGGAAAGGGCTGTTAAAGTATGGCGCGAACTGGGAGAAGGAATGCAGAAGAAATATGAAGCGCTGCACAAAGAAATAGAAATGCTACGGGGCGATGTGCAGGTGTTGCGTGAAGAGAACAGGGAGTTGAAAAAAGAGAACCAGCGTTTAGTACAACAAATAAAAACATTTTCCGGTGAAAAAGGCTAATGCAATATTCATAACCATTATGGTGGGGTATGTGGCGGCAATGCTCACGCTGATGTTTGGCTGCAGTACTGCTAAACCGCTAACAGACCAGGTAAAAGATAGTACGGTTGTAAAATACTATTACAGGGATACCATTATCACCCTGCCGGGCGACACAGTGCAAATAAAAACAACTGTTCCCTGTCCCGAAGCAAGGTGGAGTGCGCAGGCCAAAAGCGGAAGAACTGTACTGGTAGCCAGTTTAAAAAACGGTGAATTGAATATTGATTGCAAACAGGACAGCTTGTTATTGCGCATATCATTACTGGAGAAGGAACTGGAACGAACAACCAACACCATTGTGCATGTGCCGGTACCGCAGGAAGTGATCCGGTACCGCACGCCCTGGTGGGCAAAGATAACGTTAGGGCTTAGTATTTTTCTTATAACCGCCTTTTGTATTAAGAACTGGCGATTACTGATCGCAGGTGCAAAAGCAATTCTACAATTTTTTATATGACGATCTCTGCAAAAGCACTCGAAATAGCTATAGGTCAGTTGGGTGTTCGCGAAAAAGGTTCCAGCAATGCAGGGCCTCAGGTAGATCAATACCTGAAAAGCGTAGGGCTTAAACCTGGTTATCCGTGGTGTATGGCGTTTGTTTACTGGTGTTACCACCAGGCAGCTGGTTCATTGGGCGTTCCCAATTTTTTGATAAGGACCGGCGGGGTGTTACATCAATGGTTAGAACAGCAGCCAACAAGAAAAATTATACTCGATAAAGTACTTAAAAGACCTGCGATCGTTCAACCCGGCGCCGTGTTCATTATGGATTACGGTAAAGGAACTGGCCATACCGGGTTGGTAGAAAGAATTCAGGACGGACTGGTGTACACCATTGAAGGTAATACCAATGATGAAGGAAGCAGGGAAGGTTTTGAAGTTTGCCGGCGAACAAGAAAACTAACATCGATAAAAGGGTTCATTCAATAAAACACCTCATGACCAAACCGGAATATTATTTCAACGCTTATCCGCTCAGCAATGTGTGTTACGAAACCAGCAACGGCCTGTTGTTTCACGAAAAAAGTGATGCACATACGCATGCAGCCCTGCTAACAGATAAAACGGTAAATACGCATAAGCGAACAAAAGCAAACGCACGGGAGAAAGCCGCTGATCTTATAAAGACCATGCAGGCAAGTGAAACATTACAGGCATTAAAGAATAGCCTGCCCGAAAAGGAAAAACGCAGATCGGTTCTGGCTGCTTATAATAAAAAACTACAGTCGTTGCAAGCGACTGAGCAATCAATTGATACTTCAAAAATTTAAAATTCTCAAATTAAGATTATGTCATTACCCAAAGTAAGTGTACTCTACAGCAATGGCAACCTGTTACAGGACGTAGATGCTGTGGATGGGATAGCAGCACTCTGCGGCACCGGCTCCTCGGCCGGTCTGCTGGGAGTGCCCACAACGGTGTACAGCCTTGAAGATGCCGAAGGCAAAGGCTTTACCGAAGCTGCTGAACCAACGATGTACCGTCACCTGAAAGAGTTTTACAGCGAGGTTGCTGGTAACCAGGAGTTGCATATCATGGTCGTTCCCGATACTATGACCATGCCCCAGATGCTCGACAATACAAATGCTGCCGGTGCAAAAAAGCTGATTGCAGCTGCACAGGGCAAAGTAAGATTGCTGGGCGTGTTCCATAAACCGGCTTCCGGCTATAACGGCGGAACTGATTTTATAGATAGCCAGGTTCCCACTGCCGTTACCAATGCAAAAGTCTTTGCAGAAGCACGCCTCGCTGAATTAGTGCCTTTGCGCGTTCTGATCGAAGGCCGTGTTCAAAACGAAGCAGCAACAGTTATTTTCCAACCTAAGACAAGCAGCAACGGTTATGCAGGTGTTGTATTGGGTGGTTCAGATGATGATGGGTCAGCTTCGGTTGGTTTGGCATTGGGCAGAGCAGTTAAATATGGCGCTCACATTAAATTGGGTAAAGTAGCCAATGGCCCCCTCAGCCTTGGTACAGCATATATCGGAACAAAGCAGATAAAAGATATTGCCGGTTTGGCTACCCTGCACGACGCTGGTTACATCAGCCTGATGCAACATCCTCAAAAGGCCGGTTTCTATTTTGGCATCGATCGTATGAGCAGCACCGATGATTATCGCCTGTTGGCATATGGCCGCGTGGTTGACAAAGCTGCTGTTATTGCCGCCGCTGTTTATGTAGAGGACCTGGAAGGTGAAGTAGCTGTTGATGCAGATGGCAAGATCGCACAAAGCGTTCTGTCGCACCTGAAAGCAAAGATCATACAACAGATCAATGTAACCATGGCCGATCAGATCAGCGGAGTTGAAGTGTATATTAATCCTGCGCAGAATGTTATCAGCACCGGTAAATTAGTTGTACAACTTCGTATTCGTCCTTTCGGATATACTTCATTCATCGATGTGGACCTGGGTCTTATTGCCCCGGCCATTTAAAAAATAAATTATGCCAACATTTAGCACAAAAGAATGCGCGTGGGCGCATGTATCTGTAACCTTATTGGGCCGCACCATCGTAGGCCTGCGAGGTTTCGAATTTAAAAAGACGGTTGAAAAAGAGCACCTCTATGGCGCCGGCGACAAACCGATCGATATTCAAAGTGGTAACCAAAAGTTTGAAGGCAACCTGAAGCTGTTAAAGTTTGAGGTAGATATGTTGAACGATGCCGCACAGGATGAGGACTATGCCGATATTCTGGATGTTCCGCACGACCTGATCGTTATCACATGTGATTATAAAAAGAAGGACACCGACAAAACCCGCACCATTACAGTTTCAGGTGTTGCCTTCAATGAATTGACCACGACTATGGAGCAGAACGCAAAAATGACCGAGGTAACGCTCCCCTTCCTGGCCATGAATATCGAAGACAGCAAATAAACAGGTATCACTAAATATTGCTTAATCCCATCACATGATACAAACAGATAACAACAAAGGAACAATTAAAGAAATAAGAGAACGCGAGCGCAAAGAAGAAGAAGCCAGGTTGCGCGAACTATGCCAGGAACTGGCGTATGAACGGTATGGCGAAGAACAGGTAATTAAATGGAGCAATCAACACAAAGGATTGTGGTACCTGCCGGTAATGGACGAAAGCGGTGAAAGCATCGAAGCCATTGCTTTAATGAAACCGATCACCCGCAACATCCTTTCATACGCATCTACCAAAATTTCCGACGAAGGCCTGTACGCTTTCCTGGAACAATGTATGCGCGAATGTTTTATCAGCGGTGATACATCCATTCTTGATGATGATGACTATTTCATTCCTGCGGCTATGAAGTTCAACGCCATTCTGGAAGGCAAAAAAGCGGCTCTTTTAAAAAGGTAAGCGATGCATCGGAGAAAGCCGAATACGATGTATTTGGCTTTCTTGAAACATTAGTGGAATACTATACAGGGCGTGATGCATCGCTACTTTCCGACGACGCCCTGGCAATGAAACTGGCACACATAACCCGCATTCGCAAAATGGAAGCGGAGCATGGATATAGTAAAACTTTAAACGGATTATAACGTGGCGAATACAGTAGCTGAACTTTTAATAGCATGGAGAAACTTTAAGGCCGATGCGTTGCAAACAACCAAAGACATCGCCAAAGCAAGCAGGGATGTTCTGAGAGAAGTATCCCTTGATCCTTTAAAAAAGTATGCTAAAGACATTAAGGACAAGAACGCTATTTTATATGAAAGCTATAATGGACTCTCCACAAAGATCACTGCAATTAAGGACAGGATCAATAACAGTACCAATGCGGCTGAAATAGAAAGATACACCAGTAAGCTGGAGCAAATGAATAAAGCGGCCGCGAAACATCCTGGCAATTTAGACAAAGGAAAGAGCGGCGGCGGTGGTGGTGGCGGCGATAAAGGCGGCAAGGGTATAGGCGATTTAGTGCAAAGCGTTACCGGATTGTTTGGCAAATCAATGACCCCGTTTGATGTCTTTACTACGGCTATTAAGAAAGGTGCAACGAAACAACAGGAAATAGAAGATCAAAAGCGGATGGCCGCGCCCACAACAGGCGTAGGCGTGCTGTTATCAAAGGCGCCAAAGGACGAACTCTCTAAAGCCGGAGCGTCTATGGACCCGGCTAATCTTGGAATGGCGGGCATTGCCAATAACATGACCGCGCAGGTGGAAACCGTTAGTGAAAAATGGGGAAGGTTCACCGAAAAACTACAAACAGGACTGGCCGATGCAGGATTGGCTTTTATGCCCATCATAAGCCGGCTACTTGACTTTGGATTGAAAATTTCCGACACCTTGCTGCCCATGATCATGACGGCTGTAGCGCCCATCATGGAGATCATCAATTCAATACCTATTGAAGCCATTTTAGAAAATGTCTTAACCATTGTTGGCGCCATCATAACCGCCATAGGGCCCATCATGGAACAGCTAAAGCCTTTGTTCGATAGCATATTCGAAATGCTGACACCATTGATGCAGAATATAACCGACTTTATAGTTGTTCTGGTTGAAGGGCTCGCTCCCATATTTGCCCTTATTGCACACATTGCATCGGCAGTGCTTGGCCCTGCGTTAGTATTTATAGGTAAAATACTTGGTGTTGTCATAGACATAGTTAAATGGATAGCGAAGATCGCCATGGCAATATTGAAACCTATCATTGATTTTATCGCCTTGCTGATTGATGGCGTAATGTGGCTGTTTGGTCAAAGCAATGAGTTCAGTGGAAAGGATACGACCGGAAAAATGATAAACCCGGTCGATCCTAAAAAAGATACATCACTCACGGCAACACAGGCAGGTGCAATGATGGACAAAGGCCTTGCAGGTGCGGCAAAAACGGCTACACCAACTGCGATCAATACAGGGCAGTCCACTCATACAAAATCTGCTACTAAAACAGGCAGCGAAGTAACCAGTGGTGGCCCGCGGGTGATCAATATCAATGGCGTAAAGTTCGCCGAGAAAATAGAACTGTCTGTAATAAGCGCCAAAGAAGGTATCAATCACCTTGAAGCACAGTTGCAGGAAATGTTTTTAAGAATCTTAAACAGTGGGGCAGTTATACAATGAGCGAATTAACCTTTGATCTCGACAAGTTATACGAGATCGTATTCGGCACAAGGCCTTACAGGATAGAGGGGGCAGGCAGTGGCAATAAGTACAGTCAGCTCTCGGGCTCTGCGTTAACGGAATACCATATGGGCAAGGAGATATGGCTTCCCACCCGCTTTGCAGGGCTGAATGTGAACCAGTTTAAGTACAGCGAGTTCTTTCTTCCTTATACGGTTGTCAAAATATCGGGTAAAAAAACAATTGTAAAAACAGCCATGGCCGAACGCCAGGGTACTGTTAAAGAATTGTACAGCACCGATGATTATTCAATAAATCTGAAAGGCTTTTTTATTGATGATAAGAACAGGGTATGGCCCGAGAAAGACCTGAAAGCATTTAAACGGCTATTTGAACTGCAAACAGCCGTAGCACTGGAAAACGCGCTTACGAACGTGTTTCTGGAGAAAGAACGGAAAGTGGTTATCGAAAGCTTTGATCTTCCCGAAGTGGAAGGCGGGCGTAAACACGTTAGGCCTTTTAATATTCAACTAGAAAGTGATAGCATATTCACATTGGAGGTAGTATAATGTTTAAAATGACATCTACTGTATTCGTTGAGGGGTTTAAAAATACCATTAAACCCAATGCTATAACATGGAAAAAGAGTGTCACCGATTACAGCGACACTGCTACCATAAAACTTCCTGCCATTGCCATGCTAAAAAAAGAAGGGGAAGAATACGACCGCATTGAAACCGGACTTCAATTCAAAGAAGGGTTACAGGTAACCATTTCGTGTGGTTATGATGGCGTGTACTATCGGCGGTTTAAAGGGTTCATCAGGCAGATCAAACCTAATGTACCGCTGGAAATTGAATGTGAAGGATACAGCTACCTGATCAGAAAGATACAGGCATTCAACAAGAGTTACAGGGTAGGCACTAAAATGAAAACAATACTGGCCGACCTTGTAAAAGGTACCCCAATAACATTAAGTCGTGCCATTCCCGATGTAACCATTGAAAGCCCGGTTAATTTTTCAGGCAAGTCTGGCGTACAGGTGCTCGACTGGTTCAAAGAGAAAATGCTGATGACCGCATACTTCAATGACGCCGAACTGTACGTTGGTCTTAAGTACGCCAACTTCAAGGAAACGATCAAACTTCGGCTGGGCTGGAATGTGGTTGACGATAATGACCTGAAATTTAATTCCCGAAAGGAGTTAACTGAGGTAAATATTTCCCTGAGCGCAAAGCAAAAAGACGGAAAAACACAATACGCAGATCCCAAAAGCAAAGAAAAAGGTGGTAAAGAAATAAAGATGAGCGTAAGGGTAGATAATGAAACCCTGAAGAAGATACATGACGATCAAAGGCGAAAACTGTTGAATCGTGGCTATGAAGGATCGCTTACTGCCTTTCTTATCCCTTTTGCAGAACCGGCCATGGCCGTAGAAATTGAAGACCCGAAATATCCCGCCCGTTCGGGAAAATATTTTATCGAAGCGGTGGAAGGAGAGTATGGTCCTGGTGGCGGCAGACAAAAAATTAAAATAGAAGCAACCTTATAACATGGGAAGAGAAGAACAAATACGGCAATTGCTCGACGAAAGGGCAGGCAGGGTTGGTCCGTCGCCTACCATGTTGGCCACTGTGAAAAGTGTGGATGATGCCGAAGGTACCTGTGTACTGTGGGACGAGGAAACAGCGCTGGATTATTATGACGTTCGTTTGCGACCGGTATTGAATGGTAAAGAAAGCATTACCGTTTTTCCAAAGGTTGGCAGCTGGTGCCTGGCGGTACGACTTGAAAATACAGAAGAATGGGGTGTGGTAGCCTGCACTGAGGCAGATAAATGGCGCCTGAAGATAGGGGACGCGATCATTGAACAGGATGCCGCCGGATTGCAGATCAAAAAACAAAACGACACCTTATTACAGGCGCTTGAGTTAATTATTCAGGCAGTAATGAAAATAGCGGTTATTCAAGGCACGAACCCCGACTATCCCAAGTTGCAGCAGGCATTAACCAAAATCAAAAACATACTCAGGTAATGGCATTAAGTAAAGATGTATTAGGCGCAGCATTGTATAACAGGGCGCAGGGCTTCAACGATCAGGAAGAAAGCCTTGACCAGGCGCGTCGCGACTTCTGGAAAGCAGTGGCTGAGGAGATCATTAATCACATAAAAAGTAACGCTATGCTAACAGTTCCCGGAACTGGCTTGGCTGCCCCTCCGGGCGGCGGTCCTGTAACTGGCGTTAGTACAACCGGAACCATATTATGATTGACTTATTACTTGATAGTACAAATAACGATCTGTTGATCGATTCAACAGGCAACTGTAAAGTGGGCAACAGCGATCGACAGCATCAGGCTTTATTGCTGCTTTTTGATAAAGGCAGTTTAAAAGAAAATCCCGCCATTGGTGTTGGCGTATTCAAACACCTGGAAGCAGAAGGAACTGCAGCATTTTTACGTGAAGTGAGTATGCAATTCAACATGGATGGGATGCAGATAAACAAAATAGCTTTTGATAACAACAAACTGTCGATAGACGCTCCATACAATGATTAAGGTAACAGTATCATATGGCCAAACCTGGTTCGACATTGCCATGCAGGAGCTGGGCGATATTGAACGGGTTGTTGAACTGGCCCAGGCAAATGGCCGGTCAATCACCGATGCTTTGGAAGCAGGCGAAGTCTTGAATGTGCCCGCTTTCGACTCCACAAAAAGAAGCATTGTGCAATTATTTCTTACCCAGGCCAATAAGCCGGCAAGTGGAGATACATCGATCGTAGCGGACCCCGATACTGGCGGTAACGAAGGCATCGAGTTCTGGGCACTTGAAAATGACTTTATAGTTTCTTAAAAAAAGGAATGAGTATGCTGAGAAATTATTACAGACCAACGCCAAAAAAATTATTGAAAATATCGCTTGCCCTTCGTGGCATGGTGGCCACCATCAGCGGGGCCGCTTATTTTCAAAACGATCTTAAAGCAGCATTCTGGTTCCTGGCAGCAGGCGCAGGCATCGAATTCTTTATTCAATGTATTGAACCGAATACCAGCAAACAAAAGAAGTCAATACCGGCTGAAGAAATTACAAAACACGATTAATACTGCTTCCATACCGCATCATCTTTTTTACAATAAAATATTACGCAAATAATGGCACGCACGATTACTGAGATACATGCCGATATTACCAATACGCTGGTAAACGAATTCGCGGCTATTGATATTACGATCAATCCGGCTACCTGGAGCAAGGTGAACCTGTTAAGGCTGATCACTTATATCGTAGCCGTGTGTCAATGGACAATTGAACAACTACAGGACGCACATAAAACGGAAATAAATGAACTGATTGCAACAAAGAAACCACATTCGCTACGCTGGTATGCTGAAAAAGCAAAAGCATTTCAAATTGGTGCCGACCTGGTGCCCGAGATGGATTATTATGATAATACCGGAAAATCTGATGATGATATTGAAGCATCGAGGATAGTAAAATATGCAGCGGTGGTTCGGCAAAGAAGAGCGAATGGACGGGTATATCTCCGGGTTAAAGCTGCAACCACAAGCGGCACCGACCTTGCACGGCTCCAGGGGTTTCAGCTGGAAGCGCTACGGGCGTACTTTGCCAGAATAGCAGACGCGGGTGTGGATATTGAAGTTGATAGCGAGGAGGCAGATCGTCTTCAGTTGGAATTGGATGTTTATTACAATCCACTTATTCTTGGCGCCAATGGCAGCAGGCTCGATGGTACAGATAACGCCCCGGTTCCAAATGCGATCAGGACTTACCTGAAAAACCTTCCATTTAATGGCCTCTTTGTATTAGCGCATCTTGTAGATGCATTACAGGCGATAGAAGGAGTGGAAATACCTCATTTGATCAAATGTCAAACCAGCTATGGCGCATTCGATCCAGACAGTGTTGATGTTGAATATGTACCCGATAGCGGATACTTACGCATTGACAATGCTGATCTGATCATTCACTACATAGCACATAGCCAGGTGAAATAAGCTGAACCGATAAGTTTGAAAATCATAATCATACTTCTTCATGAACCAACGCATTTTCGATATAAATTTTAAAAAGCTCATTACCTGGCTGGTGCCTGAAGTATTGCGCAAACCTAAACTGATGGCTTTATTATATGCCCTGGCCAGCCCTGTGGTATATATATACAACCTGTTTATGATCAACCGGCGCAATAACCTGTATAAGCTTATGATAACGCCGCAGGTGTGTTACGTTGAAATGGCCCTTAACGATAAGTACGATAGCAGTAACCGGCAGATAAAAATTGAACAACCAAAAAGAAAAGATCCTTTGTTCTTATATAGAAAGGTTGAAAACAAACCGGTGCACTTATTTACGAAAGGAGAAGCGCCGCAACCAAATACCGTGCTATATCAAAAAGGCGAGGCCAGCGCTTTCCAATATGATTTTGTTGTACAGGTACCGGCCACCGTTGCTTTTAATATGAATGAAATGTCGGCAGTGATAGACAGTTATATTCTGCCCGATAAAGTATATAAAATCTCAATTGTGTAAACATGTATAAACGGATTGATTTTTCAAAACTGGAAGGACTTGCTACTTACCAGGATACGCTCGACTTTTTACAAACCTCGTACCGGGAAGCGATCAGTGCTGTAGCAAGGGCATTTGGAAGCAAAGTGATTGTAACCGGAGTTACTGACCTGGGCACTACGTATACCGATGGATGGGTTATCATCGATGGCGAACTGATGCCTTTTGCCGGTGGTTTAAAAACCGATCGCATTGTGGTAGAAGAGCTCACCGATACCGAAATATTCAACGATGGCTCCATTCAAACCGTATATTATACCAAACGGGCGAAACTGGGTATTACCGGTGGCTTTGCTTTCTCCGACTTTATCAGGGTTGATACCATGTCGGCTATCAGCCAGGGATTAAAGAACCTGGTGGTAGCGCATAATAATCTGCAGGCGGCTTATAACACCCACAGGCATTCATGGAATGATATTGATAATAAGCCGGCGACATATTCACCATCCTATCATCGCCACGACTGGAATGATGTTGACAACAAACCTGCGCTGCTTACCTCACTTCACAAAAGTTCGTTTTATGTGGGCGATTTTGGCGGCGGCGGTGATGCGAATATGCGTGTTTATTTTAACAGAGACGTGGGAACAAATAATTATCTCGTAGCAGGCACTTTGGTGAGCGTTGGCAACTGGGAGGGTGACAATGATGCGTTTTGCATGGTAAGAAATAAACAAAATACCTATTTCGATCTGTTGTTACGTCAGGTTAGTGGTACACAACAGGATCTCTGGTTTGAATATATTTTAATTCCTTTTTAGTATGGCAATACAAAGTATAAATACACTTAAGAGCTGGTTTAAACGGGGCTTTAAACCACTGCAACAACAATTTTATGACTGGATGGATAGCTACTGGCATAAAGACGAACAATTACCCATTGCATCAATAAATGGCCTGGAGAACATTTTGAATGTACTACCTACGCGGGAATCAATAAGCGCCCTTCTGGCATTGTTTGTTCCGGATGCGATCAATGCCACCGAAAATTACGTGTATACGCTAAAGGCAGGCAGCCGGCTGGAATCTGTAATTATTATTCCTTCGGCCGATGTTACTATTCGTATAGGAACTGTAGTCGACGGAGAGGATATAATGGTAGAGTCAACCATCATGGCAAATGAAACTTTCATTCTTGACTGCGCCTTGTATACGGTGGCCGATAAACTGGTTTACATTAATGGTATTACAGCCGCCACGCAATTATTAATTTATAAACGATAAATAAATGAAACGCCTTATTCTTTTAGTGTTGCTATCAGCAACTTCCTTTACTGTTTTTTCCCAGCTAACAAGCCAGGTACAGGCAAAGCGCGGTGTGTTTACAGAGCAATTGTACCTTAATGGCCAGTGGGTTAACAGGATAACTACTGATATGAATTCTGACGACACAACAAGCGACAATGTAATTGCAACGTCGAAAGCAGTGGCAGATTATATTCGTAGTAAAATAACGCCGCCTACGCCGGTTACCTTTCAGGATGTATTATCCGCAGGTAGTAGCTTAACGAAAACCAATTTAATTAATGGCGGGAATAATCTTTTTGTCTGGAATAACAACCTTGCAAATAATTACCTGTATAGATTTAGAATAGATAACACAGGTTCGGAAATTACAAGGACTATTTATGGACCAGATGCTTCAAAAACATCTGAATTTAGTCAAAGTACTTCCAGAAATTTGTTATATACTTTCGGAGCGAAAGTCTCAAATCAGTTTTATCAAAATAAAGACGGTAATATGTTGTTCATGTCAGGCGCCCACTTTACCCAAACTGCATGTTTTCTCTCAATTGATACCTCAAAGGTAGAGTTAGTTGGTGGTCAGCCCGACCTTACTCACAAACAACATAAATTGCGTGTAACCCGGGATAGTATTTCACTGGGAGCTTATATGAACAGGCCGGATGGGACTACATATATTACCACTGCCAATTTAATTTTGCGCGGGTTACCTGCCGGATCACCGGCCTACGATCTTCAAACCAATAATAGCGGTACAGTTATCCAAAAGGTGGCCCCTGCAATGTACACTGCCCTGCTATCACAAACGAGCACAAATGAACCTGTTGCTGCTGTTTTGGGCACAAACTCATTAGGCGCAATAACATGGACACGAACCGGCACTGGCACTTATACCGGTACCTTAACCAATGCATTCCCAATTGGAAAAACGTTTGTGATAATAGGCAATGCAAATGCTAACACCGATACCCAGATGTTTATAAGAGCCTTTAGAGCCAGTGACAATACGATAAACATTTCAATGCAGGATAGCGGGCAACAGTTTGTGGATGTATTTAATAACGTGTCCATTGAGATCCGTGTTTATCCATAAGACAATGATCCGGTTGAAGTGTGGGCAATTGCGTTGAATTAACTATGCAGGATGCTAACCCTTTTGTTTTGGTTTGACCCTTCTTTTAATAGAAGGGTTTTTTTATTTTCCTGCTATCGGAATGCCGGGAAATTTATACGTTTCGTTTTTCTTTTTTACGCGTGTAGATTTACCCTTCTTATATATTAACGTGAAAAGTGGCGACCTGATAAATTAGATTGAAGGGTTGGTGGTTTTGGGTGATGGGTTAATCAGTTAAGTGTAACGTTTTGTTTATTAAATGTGACGTTTAATGTTTCAGATGTGCGATTTGATCTGGTAGGTGATCGTTCAATTTTGAAAGTGTGCGGTTTGATCTTTCAAATGTAACATCTAAAGTTTCAAATGTGTGATTTGAAGTATTGGACGATCATTCAATCTTTTAAATGTGACATTTAATGTATTAAGTGTGACACTTAATGTTTCAAATGTGACATTTGATGTATTGAATCATCATTTAATGTATTGAGTGTGACATTTAGTATATTAAGTGTGACACTTAATGTTTCAAATGTGACATTTGATGTATTGAATCATCATTTAATGTATTGAGTGTGACATTTAGTATATTAAGTGTGACACTTAATGTTTCAAATGTGACATTTGATGTATTGAATCATCATTTAATGTATTGAGTGTGACATTTAGTATATTAAGTGTGACACTTAATG